ATAAAACTAAGAAGTAGCATTCTGTCGTCTCTGAGTTCAGGAACAGAAATAAGATAATGAGCAACTAGTTCTTTGACAGGCAAGTCAAATGGGTTTGAGGTTTTAGTTTTTTTATTCATAGTGCAAATATACTAAATGTTAGGATTATATGTAGTGCCAGATAAAACTTCTTTTAAAGTTTCATCATCAGGGAGTTCATCATTATTTTTTAATAAGACAATGAGATTATAAATGTGAGTATAAAAAAAATCTTTATTAAGACCTGAGAAGTCTATTCTTTTTCCATTGACAACCACTTCACTTTCTTTTGCTATATCTGAGATCAATCTCACAAATGCCCATTGGTAGTTAGTTAGTGAAATGTCATTCTCAAGGAATGTCAGCATTAAGTCATCTATGTTTTCAATCTTTTTCATACTTAATAAATAGATAAAGATGTCCTATTGGACATCCTCATCTTGTTCTGGGTTATCTTGCAAGTATTTTTGAACGTCTTGGTTCAACTTGACAATCATGTCTTCTGTAGACCATTCGTCAACTTCTTCACCATCATAGTCTTCGTTGCTTTCATACACTTCATCCCAAGTGACACCCAAAGCATCAGGAATGTCATTCCAGAAAACACTCTCAACTTCGATCATTACTCCGTTAGCGTCACCACCATAAGAGTTTTCATTGACAATCTGTTCAAGGACTTTTTGGTATTGCTCTTCAGTTAGTTCTACTTCATAGTAAGTCTTTACTACTTTAGACGTGACGAACTCTAGAACGCGGGTGTTAGTTTGGTTTTCCATGGTTTTGTTTTTTGTTTTAAAGATTATACTACAAATATAGGCAACATTTACTAAATAAAAAACTATTTTTAAAAAAAAACCCTGAGTGAAGTATCTCAGGGTTGCATCTTAACCAGGGCAGAATATATGAGGACGGTTGTTCCGGTTAAGACAATATAAACTTAATGTGGTATGTTCTTAATGTAAACAATATTTATTATTTAGAATATAACTATTTTATGGATAGTAAAGTTGATAACTATTTGAAAAGAAGGATTTGGAAGGCAGATGGTGTTTATTATTTTTGTCGCATGTGTGGTGATTATATGAAAGATTCAGCTTTCTATCCTGATAAAAATAAAAACTTTGGAGTTTCATATACTTGCAAACTTCACACAAAAAAAGAAAAGAAGACCGAAGAAGATAAAGATTTTGATTATCTAAAAATGAGTCGAATAACCGATAATGATTTTGATGAAACCCAAAGATTATTAGAAAACCTTGGATTTAGGTTTGGTCATGGAGAACTCCCTGTTCACGAGCAATTCAGGTTAAAACATAACTTATGAGAAACAATATATTAAAAAATAAAGACTGGCAAGAAATAATACTAACAGCAGGTAGGCAAGGACGCCATATAACATACTTTTTAGACATTCTAGGCATCTCTTTTACTGAACATGGTAGTTTGTTAGACAACAACCAAAAGTATGCCCAGATTGTAAGTGACTATGAAAAACTCTGTGAAGAATATTGGTATAACTTAGCTTATACTTCAATGACAGAAAACAATGGTCATAACTTCAATACAAGACTTTGGACGGTGATTATGAAAAACAAGTTTAGTGATAGATGGAATGACACCAACAAAGTTGACTTGACTAGTAAAGGAGAAAAGATTGAATCTCCAAAACCAATACAGATTGAAGTTGTGAAAAAAGTTTTGGAATAAGGTATTTATTATTGTAGTGGTAATGCTACTTTTTTTTTGTTAGAGACATTTTTTTATTTTTTGCCCCTTGTTAAGTTTTTTAGTTCTTAGCAAGGGGTTTTTGTTTACTGAAACTTTTGAATATCTATATTTTAACTAACTCTTAGTTGGACGGGTGTATACTACGGTGGCAACTAAGTTTTAATGAAGTACCACGGGAAACTAGATAACTTCAACGATAGCTTAAGAGGAAAGTCGTAAATCTAGTAGGCAGGATATTCTGTCTTAAAGTTGTCCTCAGGAACACGAGTAATATCATTACGTGTTGTACTGCTCAATCAAGAAAAAATGATTGTAGAGGAATGATAACAAACTTAGAAGTAAGTTTGCTAGGCTTCACTCTTTCTCTACTAATCAAGAAATATATTACTATACTATACTAATATATTACTTAATACTTAATATTTTATTTATTAAGATTTTACTTTACTATTTTTATTTATTATATTTATTAAAGAAATAAGTAGATGGAAAAACCTTATAGTAAGTTTACTGAGGATTGGAAAGATATAATGTTAGACTTAGGAAGAAATGGTAAAAGTAATAAAGATATTTTTACTAGTTTGAAGATAGGACATAGTACGCATTTTAATCTTTTAAGACGAAGTGAAGAATATAAGCAAGTTTATAATCAGTATCTTGAACTACATGAGGCTTATTGGTTAGATAAAGCCAAGCAAGCATTAGAACAAGATTTAGATTTTAATACTCAGGATTTCTTTTTACTTATGGGAAATAAACACCGACATAAATGGAATAACAAATGCAAAAAATAAAAATGAAGGGTAAGGATTATTTTTATCCTTATTCAACAATCCTTTGTTTTGACGAAGATCATACAAGGATTAAAGTTCTCTGCGCGTCAGAAAAACTAACAATACCTCAACTTTTAAACAAACTAATCAACAACTATGAAAAGCAAGTATAATACCACAGATTTAGACCCAGAACGTTCTTTTGAAAGACACGTATTTCACAGAGACCAGTTTGCACATTACCTAAGATGGACACACATTCTCAAGGAAGCCAAGATTGGTGAAACCATCGTAGACTTTGGATGTGGTAATGGAAATCTCTTGGAAGTTCTTTATAGAAATAAGTTCAAGCAAGCAAAATATATTGGAATCGATATTAGAGAAAAAACCATTGTTGCTGCAAGACAAAAGTTCTCAATGGTCCCTTGGGCTGAGTTTGTTGCTGATGATCTGGTAATGCCCAAAAATGATTACTCAACGTTTCAAGCTGATAAAGTTTGTTCTTTTGAAGTATTGGAACATGTTGGAAAACAAAATGGAGATAACTTTATGATTCAGTTTAAATCTTGCGGAAAAGATGATGCAAAGTTCTATTTGTCTACTCCTAACTATGATGAACAAGTTGGTGCTGCTGGCAATCATACTTATGATTCTGGTGATGGTAGAGGTGTTGCTGTTCAAGAATATTCGCATGAAGAACTACAAACTTTGATTGAGAAATATTTTGTCATTGAAAAAAAGTTTGGAACATTTGCATCTCAACGAGACTACAAGCCATTTATGAATGACTGGCAAACTGAAATGTTTAACTCACTCAATGAATACTACGATTCAAACTTGGTTGCTAACTTGATGGCTCCAATGTTTCCTGAAAAAAGTAGAAATACTTTGTGGGTATTGCGTAAAAAAGAGTTTACAAATAAATAGATTCTTATTATATTTTGTTTATAAAACTTTTATATTATGGAGGACAACATTTTACTCAAAGCACACAATATTGTTTACAATAGGTCTGAAGAAAAGACCAGGCAGTATGGTGATTTCCATGAATCCATGGAGAAGGCAACCAAGATATTCAATCTTATCTCGTCTTGCCCAATAAAAACAGAAGATATGTATTTGGCAATGGTGGCACTAAAGCTGTCAAGGCAAGCACACGCTCATAAAGAAGACAACTTGCTAGACCTTGTTGCTTATGTATCTTCAATGAATGATTTTTTAAACTCTAACAAACTATGATTATCAAACACGTTATGGCTTCTGCCAAAGATAGAAAACCAACCATATTGAATACCGATATGGAAAAGTTTTTAGGAAATGACTTAGTCTTTCTAACTGAACCACAAGTTGCACTTTTTTATCCAAGTTATTCTTGTGTGATTTATTACCACCAAACCAGAAATGGATCTACATGGTATGGTGATAGACCATTACCAAAGCATGCAATCCAACCACAAGTAGGAAAACCTGCAATGCTTGATGTTGAGAGGTATTACCCAATCTTAGACAATCAACTAGAACCAATAAGACAATGGGCATTAGATAGACAACTAATCCAAAAAGGAAATCCTGATACCCAGATTGTAAAGTTGATGGAAGAAGTAGGAGAACTTGCTCAAGCTAATCTAAGAAACGATGAGACAGAGTTCTTGGATGCATTGGGTGATGTTGTTGTTGTTCTAACAAATCTTGCTGCAATGCGTGGATACAAACTTGAATCTTGCATCAACATTGCTTATAATACCATCAAAAATAGACAAGGCAAGATGGTGAATAATACTTTTGTTAAAAACTAAAAAATAAGATGATACTACACGTAGGGTTTGAGAACGCACAAGAGGCATTCGAAAAACTATTTCCATATATTGTTGAAAATGGTATTGAGCAACAAAATACCAAAATGATACCCAACGTTGGATTTTATCTGTTCAACCCATTGGACAGAGAAATAAAAACTCCTTGGAGAAAATGGAATAATAGTTATGCTGAAGCTGAATGGCAGTGGTATTTGTCCAAAGATAGAAATGCTGATGAAATCGCAAAGCGTGCTCCTATTTGGAAGAATATGCAAGACCAAGATGGCAATGTGAACTCAAACTATGGGTGGCAATGGAGTAGAAATAATCAACTAGACAAAGTCATTGAAATGTTAAAGAAAGACCCAACTACAAGAAGGGCAAGTATTTCAATATATGATGGCAAGGAAATGGATGATTATTCCAACGACACACCATGTACGTATAGTATCAACTTTACCATTACAGATAATAAACTCAACATGTCAGTTTTAATGAGAAGCAATGATTTAGTTTTTGGTTTCTGTAATGACCAATATTGCTTTTCTAAACTACAAGAAATGGTTAGTAGTGAAATCCCTTTCGCTTGTGTGGGGCACTACTACCATTTTTCTCAAAATATGCATGTTTACGACAGGCATTACAATCTCAATAAATGAAAGTCCAAACAACAATAGTATTTGAAAAACTATTAGAGTCTGACGAGCAAGCAAAAAGAATAGTAGTTGCTCAAGGTGGGTCACGTTCAGGGAAGACCTATAACATACTCATTTATTGGATTTACAGATTACTACAAGAAGATAAAAAGACTTTATCTATTGTAAGAAAAACATTGCCTAGTTTAAAGAATAGTGTATTAAAAGACCTGGTCCAAGTATTAGAATCTTTTGAAATATATGACCCAACATGCTGGCACAAACAAGAAGGGTTTTATATCCTACCCAACGGAAGCATTATCAACTGGTTTTCAGTCGATGAACCACAAAAGATTAGAGGATCAAAAAGAGATTATTTGTATTGTAATGAAGCAAATGAACTTTCAATCGAAGACTGGAACCAACTTATCTTTAGAACAAATGATAAAGTAATCCTAGACTTAAACCCATCAGAGTTATCAAGCTGGGTATATGAACTAGAAAAACGTGATGATTGTTTTTATTTCAAGACTACATGGCGTGATAATCCATTTATCCCAGATACAATCATCAAAGAACTTGAATCATTAAAAGATAAAGATGAAAATTTATACAGAATATACAACCTAGGAGAAAAAGGTATTTCAACAACATTGGTATTCAACAGGTATAACACAATAGAACAAATACCCAATGATGCAAAACTCTTAGGCAGAGGTATGGACTTTGGATATAATGACCCAACGGTAGTTATTGAAGTATGGCAAAGACAAGATGAACTATACTTCAAAGAAATATTATACGTTAGAAACCTAACAATGCAAGACATCATCTATAAACTAGATGAACTTAATATTGACAAAACAGATAATCTATGGTGTGATTCCGCGTCACCACAAAACATAGAAGAACTGAAAAGAGCAAGATACAACGTAAAAGCAGTCAATAAAAAAAGTATTCTACATGGAATAGATTTAATGAAGAGACACTATTTATTTATACAAAAATCTTCTAATAATATCTTATATGAGTTTGGTTCTTATAAATGGAAGACAGATAGAGATGGAAACTTGCTTGACATTCCTGAAGATATGAACAACCACGCGATAGACTGCATAAGATATGTATTAGAAAGCACCATCGGAAATAAACCAAAAAAGTTCGTGATTATATGATTAAAATAACTTTAGATGATAAAACAATAGAAGTCAGTCCTCAGTTGACGATTAGACAATATATGGAGATGCAAAAGAATCCCCATAAATACATAACTGAAAGTCAAATCTTGGCTTTCTACTTAGGCATCTCAGAAAAAGAACTTAAAGGATTACCAGCAGAGAATATACTATTTGTCCAGAATATTTTATCAACACATCTTGAAACCCCAACAATGGACACCGTGTTTACGTTTAATCACAAAGGACAAACCTATGGGCTTGAAAATAACTGGGCAGGTATTACATGGTCTCAATGGGTAGACATGGAAGTATTTGGTCAAAAAGAAAAAATACATGAATCATTGCATGTTATCATGGCACTACTCTACAGAAAAATAGAAGTATTAAATGATGAGAAATATGTATTAGAAACATTTGATTCATCATCTGTTATGCAAAGAGCAGAGTTATTTCTAGATCTTCCTGTTTCATATTGGTTTGGGGCATCTAGCTTTTTTTTTCTAATGTCAAAAGAATACATCAAGCTTATAGAAAGTTCTTTGAAGCAGAAGATACTTTACGAGAAGTGGACGAGGCCGATCAGGAAGATACTCCCAAAGAAGATGGAAAAATGGTTGTTGCCAGATATTACTTTCAACTTACCTTCGAACTTGCTGGGCGTGACCTCACAAAAATAGATCAAGTGAACAAACAATCAGTATATTTATGTTTGAACGTCGCTTCAATATTGAAAGATGAAATCATACAAAAGAACAACGAACTTAAAAAAATAAAATCACAACCAAAACAAGTCAGGTGAACGAATATATTACTTTTCATAAAGTCTTGGATTTACTACAAGCGTTTCAAGAGAACTCGCCTATCTTGAATACATTTGGTTATGGTAATCTTGTAGACTTTAACAAAAACGTATCAGGAACCACGGTTCAGTATCCTTATCTTTTTGTTGTTCCTCAAAGTATAACCTACAATGAGAACACAACAAACTACCAGTTTAGCATGTTATTTACTGACATTCTAGATTATACAAGATATAATGAAAAAGATATTGTCTCAGATATGAGCTTGGAAGCCAGGAGATTTTTATCATATTTAAAACGTGGCATTCATACTTTTCCTGAACTCTATAATAACTTAGATGTTGAACTTCCAGCAAATGCTATTCCATTTCTAGAACGTATGGGAGACCATGTTGCTGGTGTTGCTTTGGATGTTAACTTGATAATCTTTGAAGACTTGAATGCTTGTGATTATTACGAGACACCGCAACCAACTCCTACAAATACAGCAACTCCAACACCAACTTTAACAACCACTCCAACGAATACTACAACACCAACAGAGACCCCTACAAATACCCCAACTCCTACATACACTCCAACATCCACTCCAACGAGCACGCCGACTCCAACACAAACTGGAGTCATAACTTATTTCATATTAGCCGAGTCAGGAGATATTCTGCAAGCGGAAAATAATGACCTAATCGAATACGAACACATTTAAACATGGCAAACGTCAAAATATCAGCATTACCCACAACGACAGCAACTACAAGGTTAGACTGGGTAATAAAAAATAATAGTGGTGAAACTACCACATCAAAGATTCAACTCCAAGAAATGTTGGGTATGACCTCAACAAATGGAGACAACTCAGTTCAGTCAGCGTCGTTTTTGACTGGTTTGGGAACAACCGCATCCACAGAATCTGCAATAGCAATAGGAAATGGTGCTGAGGCAACTTCACCTTATTCCATTGCCATAGGTTATCAAGCAAGAAATAATAACCGTGATGGTACCCGTGATTACTATATTGCAATCGGATATGAAGCACGATCCGTTCAAGGAGCTACAGCAATCGGTAAAAATGCAAATGCTGCGGGTGCTGATGCTACTTCAATAGGACAGAATGCAGAAACCTTTGGAAATGCTGGTTTTGCATTAGGAAACGATTCTTTGAACCAATCAACAAATGGTGTTGCGGTAGGAAAAGAAGCAAGGGATCAAAGTAATTCAGCAGGGGTTGCAATAGGTTATTTAGCACGAACATTAGGGGCAGATTACCAAACTTCTATTGGCTACAATGCAAAATCATACGGTCAAGAATCAACCGCAATCGGTGCACGTAACGAAGCGAGACCGAACTATTCTACAGCAATAGGTAATAACAACGAAATTTATTCAGGACAATCATTTTCAACCGCAATAGGGGTCAATAACTTCATTACTGGGGGAACTGAGGGGGTTGCTATCGGATATAACAACCTTGTAACTCATTCAAGCGCTGTTGTTCTTGGATCTAATCAGTCATCACTTTATGAAGATACGACTCACGTGGACAACCTATACGTTAAAAGGATTTATAGTTTCAACACCATCAACGCAGGAACCGTGGCTGGTGCAATCGATGTAGACCTTTCACTCGGTAGTTTATTTTTCTTTAGTATAAGTGGAAACGTTTCTGTCAACTTTATCAATATCACTGAAGGTCAAAAAGTTCAGTTTTGGGTTGATAACCTTGGAAGTCATAACGTGACTGGAATGACAATCGCAGGTGGTGGTGATGTTTACGCAAAAGGTGGTTCAGTAGCACCAACCAATAACGAGATTACAGGATACTACGGAACAATCGTAAACGGAAACATGTTCCTAGACGAACACCTTAACTTCCAAGTAGTTTAATAACATGGCTGAAGAAAGGACATTACAAGAAATACAACTTGCTTTATCGAGTCTTATTAAAAATGAGATTAGAAGCCAACTAGCAACTCCTAGAACGGTCAGGGCTTATGATGGTCGACCAAAACCCGTTGCTGGCAACTACTCATTATCTCAAAGCAAGATTGATAATACTGGTGTTCTTTCAGCAAGCTTACAAGTCTACTTTGATAATCAAACTGAAGACGTTCCAAGGATTGTTATAGATTTTGGTTCTGCAGACTATTGGTATTACTTAGACAAAGGTAGAAAACCTGGAGACCCAGTTATTAAACAACGTGTCCTAAAAAATGGTGATATTTCCGAATATCAATCGTATACAAAATACCCACCATTAGATAAAATAAAGTTATGGATAAGACAAAAACCAGCAATGACATCTCTTCAAGCATCTATTGACACAAAAGCATTTTTGGTTTCAAGAAGCATTGCAAGATATGGAATGTATCCCAATGAGTTTATCCAAAAAGCATTAGATAAAGTCCAAGAAAAAGTTGAAGCAGAGTTTGAAGAATATGGTGTTGCTGTATTACTTGCTGCATTAGACAGAAGTCCTATTTTTAAATCAAATAACCCACCGCAATGAGTTTATCATTTATCAACACCCCTGAAGATTTCCAACCAGTATTAGAAGACGGCTTGTATTTCACCGTATCTTCAACAACATATAACTCAACGAGTCAGTTTAACTTTAGATATGTTTTCGATTTATATGTTGAAAATGATTTGGTATACAGAGGAAAAGCAGCACCAAACCCTTATGGTCTTGGTATTATCGGTCTTAGTGAAGTTCTAGAAACATATACAAATAGTTTGCCAGTTTCTTATTGGAATACAACTCCGATTTATACTCACCAAACATTTCCATTTTCAAGACCAGCAAACGACGAAGTAATCTATTATGAACTCAAAGTTGGATATGAATATGCAGATAGTGAAGTTAGTTCAATCACTGGTTTTACTGGAGTTGGAAATAACCAAGGTGAACCAGCATTTGCATCAGGGGGATACAAAACATTTAGAAGCACTCTAGGGACAAATGGAAGAGCCACGCAAGCTGACTTTAATATTGGACCTTTCGTTTTATCTGGGACCCCGTTAAGCACAAATCCAACAACATCTGGATTATTCTTGACTAACCAACCTAGAATACAAGACGTTTCTATTGATGATTATGGAGTTCTTGCATTTACAAACTATTATTTGTTTTCTGGTTTAACAACAGGATTGTCTGAGCCATACTACGTTGAATATAAGTTCTATGATGACCAAGGAGCATTGATAACAGGAACAACTCATGATAACATTACAACAAATGGTGGAGGTCCTAGATCAAACTGCAACGATGTTTACCCAGCATTGTATTTGATAGAACCAATCTCAGGAACAGATTACAATACATTATACGTAGCATCAGGACCAGCAAATATTCCATATATCCCAGCAAATGCAGCCCAATATACCGTTCAGCTTTATGGAGTTTTTGAAGGGGCAACAACCCCATTACCCCCAACACCTACGCCTACACCAAACCCAACATCGACACCATTACCAATAACACCGACGCCAACACCATCAACAACACCACCATGTTCAGGTTGTACTGAGTTTACGGTTGAATATACTGGTGAAAGTTCTTCAACGGTGATAACAATCCAAAACTGCTTAACTGGGCTAAACCAAAACTTGACAATCCAAAAAACGGTAATATACGTTGTTTGTTCTTGTATTATTCCATTTACATCAGGAGATGTTGACATCGTTGCGTTAGGTCCATGTTCACCAAATCCAACTCCTACGAATACACCATCTCCAACGAGAACACCAACTCCAACAGGAAGTTGTGGATTCAAAGCTTGGAATATTTTAGAATGTGCAAGTCCATGTTCTGGTGGTATTTGTTCTTGTGAAGGTGGAACAACAATCACCGTTTATACTGATTGTACCGTCACAGACATCACTGATCCATTCACAGAGATCTATAACACTTCAGCATTAACATCACCATTCACTGGAGACTTTAGAGATGGTGGTAGCATTTATAACTCATCAGGTTCCAACGTCACTTTAGTGTGCAACATCGGAGGACCTTGCTAATATTATTTAAACATGGCTTTAATCCCACAACCCGTACCAACAACATGGACTGAAGGAAACTGCTCAGGATATACTCCAGTTTCTGAGGTTTTTACTTTCAATATTACATGCGGACCATCAAGGTCTTCTAACCAGCATCTACAACTAATGTGGTTGAACAGATATGGTCATTATGATTTTTATAGATTTTTGTTTAATCGTTATGAAGGGTTAAACATCACAAGACAAACTTATAAATCTTGGAATATAGACTGGGGTAGCAATGACCCAGTTAAAACACAATATTCAAGAGGATTGACTGATAGTGAAGTTCAAATGGTTCAAACCGTGGTGGTAAATACAGGATTTGTAAATCAACCAACTTTTGAGTGGCTTGAGGAATGCTGGACATCAAACCAAGTATATGAAATACAACCCAACGGTGGATTATTTCCAGTCAATGTTTTAAACACAGAGTTTGAAAGAAAAATACAAGGAAATAGAACAATCTACAACCTTGAACTTCAATATGTGATGAGCAATAATATTAGATTATTGGGTCAGTAAATGAAAACAAATCTTTTAGTACAAATCGCAGGAAACACTTGGGAAAAACTCGATATATTTGAAGACATCCCAATCACACTGACTATTCAGCAGCAAGATGTTGTCAATATAACAACAAGAAGAAGTCCATATTCAAGGACGATTCAAATGCCCGATACGAGTAATAATGCTTTGATTTTTGAGCATTACTATGAAGTTAACGGCATTGATTTTAACCCATTGAATCAAGTTCCATGTATTATCCAATATGAAGGCATTGATGTTTTTACTGGAGTATTAAGACTGGCTTCGGTTATTGAAACTGAAAGTCAAAGATTATATGAAGTTTTTATATTAGGAGAAGTTGCAGACTTCACTGCAAAGTTTAGAGATTTACAACTTCAAGATTTGTCCTGGGCAGATTTATCACATGATTTAGATTACGATAACATAGTTCAATCTTGGACCTATGATAGAACTCCAGGAACAGGATTATTCGATGGTCAGGTTTTATATCCACTTATTCATTATGGATATGATTACCAAGATACATTAGGCTCAGGTCAGACTCCAACGTTTACATTTTCTTTTGATGAGAGTGATTCTTTTTCTTTATCTGGACACTCTATACCACCGGCATATTTTAAGCCAGCAGTGCAAATGAAAAGTGTATTAGATAGAATATTTGCATTAACACCTTATGAGATAGAAAGTGATTTCTTGGATAGTGATTATTTTAAAAGCATTTATTTCGATACATTCCAAAATGGTAAACTTGGAATAACGTCAGTTTCAGCACAATCAAACCAAAACATTTTCAAGGTCTATACAAACCGTCCACAAACATCAAATCCTGTTTTTACAAATACAGGAATCCAGCAGTTTATTCCAATCAACTGGAGAAGCGAGTTTCCTGATGGTTATGACCCATTAAATAACTTTGCTTTAGGAACAACAAGTCAAGTTGCTCCAATAAACGAAGGATATTTTCAAGCTCCTTATGCAGGAGATTATTATTTTAATATCCGTCTTGGGTTAGATAACCCTGGTGTTGGTGTTGGTAGCTGCGTGGCTTATATCATTGCAAATAAGAACTCATCATTACAAAATATAAATGTTGGAACATTCTTTTCAACAGGTCCTATTGTTGTCCCTGCTGCAGGGCCAGGAGGACCAATAATGCAAGATTTATATTTCTCTGCAAACTGCGGTGCTGGTGAATACATTAAAATATTTTTATTACTTCCAAATACGAATACTTTTGCAAGCCAGGTTAGACTTACAGCATTTTCCAATGGAGGGGTCACTACACCATTTCCAATGTGGGATTTGTATACCAGCCCAACTTTAACAAGTAATGTTGTAGATTTTAAACTTGGAGTTCAAAACCTTTCATGTTTAGATTTTTTCAAGAGTTTAATAACAATGTTCAACTTGGTTATTGATCAAGATGAAACAAATAAAGTTTTAAAGATTGAACCTTACAACTGGTATTTTGATGAGCCTGACAGGCAAGTAAAAGACTGGACAAATATTTTAGACCAGAATAGTGAGAAAAAAATAGAACCACTTAGTTTCGAACTCAACAAAGACGTTATTTTTACTTACAAAGAAACTGGCTTTGAGTTTTTACCTTATGAGTTTTTTAGTCAGTATGATTATGTTTACGGAAGACAAAAGTTTACAAGTCAGTCCAATATTTTTATTGGAGAAAAAGTTTATGAACTCCCGTTTGGTAGTTGCCCAACATCAGGAATAACCAATGCCCCAAACTTTATTATTCCTCAGTTTTATTATTTTAACAACAATCAAGAAGTTCCTTATGCAGACAAACCTCACTTGTTCTTCTGGGTTGGAAACAGATATGCATATAAAGACAATCTTAAATCTCAACAAGGGACATGGTTTCTGACCTCTGGGGCAACTCCTGTGGCTCAAACCACATATCCCTGTGTTTCGCATCTTTCGACATTAGAGAGTCAAATATTTGAAGTTGTTAGTGATTTAAACTTCCAAAGCACTTTTGACTTTTTTGGAAATACAATAACTCAAATAAATCAGTTTACTCCATTTACTCTTTATCAAACTTTTTGGAATACATATATTCAAAATATATTTTCTCCTGAAACAAGAAGGTTATCAGGTAGATTTTTTTTAAGACCCATTGATTTATCACAGCTTAGAATCAATGATAAAATTTGGGTTAAAGACGCAAGTTATTCCATTGAAAAAATAACCGATGCAAACTATACTCAAAAAGTATTGACTCAAGTTAGCTTGATTAAAGAACCATTGAGTTATTATAAAATAGACCCACCTGCACCTATTTACGTTTACCAACCCAACCAGCCATACCCATCACCACAACCATTATTTAACTTGCTTGCATACGTATCTACAGATAAAGACTTAGTGTGTCTAGGAACAACTCCTAGCATTACTACGGTTTATACTTTTGGAAGCAATACATTACAAAACCTTGAAAAAGTCTACATAGACACAGGAATATCATATCAACTTCTTCCAATAGGAACCTACTTAAGAGACATAACATCAGGAACGACCTTTGTCGTAGTTGATATTTATGGAAGAATACTTCAAACAACATGTTAAAATATGGCGCGTAATATTGCATTAACGATAACCTTAAACGGTGTAGAGCAATCTGTTAGTTCAATCAATGAACTAGAAGCAGCATTAAGAACCGCAAGAGAAGAGTTATCAACTTTAGAAATAGGCTCAGAAGGGTTTAATAAGTTATCAAGAGAGATTTCCGAAGCAGATTCACAGTTAAAACAACTTAATAATACTGCAAAAGGTAGCCAGATAAACAAGACTCTGGATAATACCTTAAAAGCTGGAAGACTTATTGCAAGTAGTTTTGGTGCAGCAACAGCAGCATTAGGATTATTTGGTATTGAAAGTGAAAGTTTATCCAAGGCTCAAGTTAAAGCATTACAAGCATTGACTTTAACAACAACCTTAGCAGACCTAGCAACCCAGAGAAAAACATTTACCGATCTAGCAGCAACCATTCAACAAAGAGCATTGACGTTATCAACTACTGCGTCAACAGCAGCAATGAGAACGTTTTTTGCAGTTATTGCAGCAAACCCAATGGGTGCATTACTCACGGTTATTGGTCTTGTTGTTGGGGCATTGATTGCTCTGTCTAGTTCAACAGACGAAGCAACTGATGCAACAGAAAAGTTTAACAACGAACTAGAAAGACAAAAAGGTATACTTAACGATAATATTGCTTTATTACAAGCTCAAGGTGCTGATGAACTTGATGTTCAACAACAAAGAGTAAAGAATGCTCAACAAGTTTTAAATCTTATTGAAAAAGAACTTAATGCCAGAAGAGCAGCAGGAGCAGATAAAAAAGAGATAGATGACCTTGAACAAAAAAGAGCAAAAGCAGCATTTGAACTTTTACTACAAACTACAACATTAGAAACTCAAGTTAGAAAAAAAGCTGAGCAAGAAGAAAAAGATTTAGAAGCAGCAAGAAAAGACAGAGACGAAGAACGTAAAAGACGTTTAGAAGAAGAGTTGAGAATAAGAAATGAACTATTGAAAAAAACAATAGAAGAAAAAAATAGTATATTAAGCCAAGTTCTTGATGTAAAAAAACTTAATGCTGCAGAAGCCGATGTTGTAAAAACATTAACTGAAAGATTAAAGAAAACTGCAGAGTTAAGAAAAAATCTAGAGCAATATCGTCCTATTGTTGATGTTCTTGTTGATGGTTTTAAAAATCTAAATGCTGCAATCCCTGGCGATGAAGCATTAAGTTCATTTAAAGAACTTTTTGATACCGTTGAAAAGGGTTATGAGTTGTTGAATACTCCACCCACGGAGACAACAGAAGAAATGACAGCATTATATGATGAACTCAATAGGATTGCTAACTTGGGTCCATTACAAGCATTCATAAATAAAGAAGCAACAGAGAACTTAGTTAAAGCAGTAGGAAACGTTAAAGATTTATTTTTTGTTATCAACCAACTACAAACTCAAGGGTTCAAAGTTAACACTGAAGTTCTATTCAAAGAAGTTTTAAAGTTAAGGGAAATATTAGATGACCCATTTGTAAATCCTGATGTTGAACTTAAAACAAGAGAGAGATTAAAAACCATTGAAAAAAACTTTGTTTTACTTTATACTAATCTAAGAAAAAAAGACCAAGAATATAAAGATCAACTAAATAATCCTGAAGGTCTTAAATCATTAGAAGAAGGATATGCTGAGACTGCAAGAATATATCTTACAGCAGGTATTGAAGGTTTGATTCAGTTTAATCTTCTTCGTGATGGAGTTAAAAAAGTGAACACTGAAGTTAACTTTTTGAGAGCACAGATTAAGTTTTTATCTGGTGTTGAACTTAGAGATTTTCTTCTAACAAACAAAGAAGCATTAACTCAAGCATATCAAGTAGATTTTGATGAGATAGCAAAAGACAGAGATCGCGTTGAAAAGTTAGACAATGAAGTTTCTCAAAGAACATTCGACCGAGGCAGAGAGTTTGCTGGAGATTTATTGATGTTTAGAGAGCAACTTGCAAAACAAGGTTTGGATATTTCAAGGCTTACTTATGAAGAACAACTTGTATTGTTGCAAACATTTTTAAAAGCAGAAGTGACTGAAGAAGAAAAAGCAGCACAAAAACGTGCCGATGCAAGAAATAAAGAACTTGATGCTTTTGCAAATGGACTACGTGAATTCCAAGGGATTTTAAATAGCATCCAACAATCATTTACTGATTACTATAATACCCAGTTTGATAGATTAGAACAAAGAAACAAAACATTGCAAGCATTGATTGTAGGTGATACTGCTCTAGCAAATCAAAAAAGAATAGATTTGGAAAAACAATACCAAGCAGAAAAAACAAAGTTAGAAAAACAAGCTGCAAAGACAGCATTAAGGATTTCATTATTGCAAGCAACTTCTAACGTTGCTGAAAGTATAACTGCGGCGTTGAGAACTGGTATTCCTGTTGTTAGTCAAATTGCTGCAGGCGTAAATGCTGCTATTGGTGCTGTTCAAGTCGGTATTATTGCAAACCAGCTTTCAAATATCGATTCACTCCAACGTGGTGGTAAAGTTAAAATGAGATCAGGAAGAGGCGGACTTTTAGTAGGGCCAAGCCATGAAAATGGTGGTATTCGTTATGCTCAACGAGGCATTGAACTCGAAGGTGGAGAAGCAGTCATAAATAGAATGTCTACAATCCAATACGGAGATTTGTTAAACGAAATAAACATGGCTGGCGGTGGAAGACCAATCGTAAATCAAAACTTTGATGATTCACGTTTAATCGAAGCCATTGCAAAACAAAGAAGTCAACCTATTCGTGCATACGTTGTAGAACAAGACATTACTGATAAACAATCTCTAGCAAAAAGATTGGATCAACTTTCTACAATCTAAAATATTTATTACTATGATTAAAGTTATTGAACTAGATATCGATGCTGAATTGTCAGGCGATACTGGGGTCTTTGAAGTAGCATTGGTAGAATATCCTGCTATTGAACAAGAACTTATTTATTTTTCAAGACAAAAGTTCTATAAAGCCCCTGAATATGTTTCTGCAAAAGCATGCCAAGCAATAAAAGAAAATGACAAACGTGGAAATCCTGCAGGGACTCAAGTTGGAAAGGTTCGTGCTCAACAACTTTGCAAGCGTGACGAAATCTCTTTAGAAACAATAAAGAGAATGAAAAGTTTTCTTGAACGTGCTGCTACATACAATACAGGAAACTGGGATGACAATGGAACTATTGCCTATGGATTATGGGGAGGCGAAGAAGCTTTAACATGGGTTGACAAGATTTTAAGACAAGTAGAAAGCCAAGAAAAGTTTGTTGATTCAGCAAATGGTATTTCTGTTGGTGATTATGTATCTTGGACTTTTGCAGGTAGAAGTGAAGATGATGATAGAGCAAGAGGTAGAGTAAAAGATATTCGTGTTCAAGGTGAAGTTAATGTTCCTGAAACAGATTATACTTTATCTGCAACAGATGACAATCCTGTGGCTTTGATTGAAACAGCATCAGGCAAGGTAGTAGGTCAGTATGTAAAAAATCTTAGAAAGATCCAAAAACCTGAAAACTTTGTTAACCCAAACCCTGGTGAAGAAAAAACAGAATACATCTCAAGGTGCATTGGATATTTGGTTAGAAATGAAGGATACGAGCAAGATCAAGCGGCGGCAATATGTTATTCAACTTGGGAACAAGATTTTGCATTTGAAAAAGTTAGCTTCGATTGGGATGGCACATTATCAACAGCAAGAGGCAAGAGATTATTAGAACAAGAACTTAGAAGAGGAAATATCCCATATATCATCTCAGCAAGATCTAGAACAGACTCTGAGATGTTATCTTTGGCAAGAGAATATAATATCCCAGGAAACAGAGTTTTTGCATTAGGTAATAATACCAAGAAGATTGAAAAAGTTAGAGACTTAGGTATTGTTCGTCATTATGACAATAACCCAAGTGTTATTAGAGATTTAGCAGGCGTTGGAATGGCATTTGATTATGATACGTCAGCATTACCTGCTTACGACAACTACCCAAAGTCTGGAGATACTGATTCAATGTTAACAAAGCCAGTATTGCCTCCTGTATTATTTAGTGAAGATTGTGGATGCAATAAAACTGAAGAGTTCAACGTAGTTGGTTATATTGATGGTTGGCCAGTTTATGAAACAAAAGAAGAAGCAGAAATACTTGCAAAAGAACTAGGATGTCAAGGATCTCATGAACATACAGACGAAAATGGAAATGTTCTTTATATGCCTTGTGAAGTGCACCCAGATTATGATGAAGAAGAATATGAGTTATTCAAGGCAATAGAAGCATTAAAGTTTGAAAGAAATAATAATGCTGTAGTTGATATTATACGTTCAGGATTTTTTGAATATGAAATATTTGGAAAGACCATATTTAGAAATGGTCAAAAGTTTTATAGATACGAAAGAAAACCAGAATATGCTGGCATTGGAGATACAAGAACATTCTGCAACAGCATTGAAAACAAATATTTTAGAAGAAGTATTATTGACCAAATGGATGACTTAAACTTTGAGTTTGGTCATGGTCAAGGTGGTGGTGATTATTCCAAGTGGCTCTACAAAGGAGGTCCGAATTGCGTCCATGCCTGGAAGGAATATTTTTATAGGTTTAATGTTGATGCTGATGGAGTCCGTGTAAATGAACGTCTTGAACCTGGAAGTTGGGCATCAGGATTAGCAGGCACAGCACCAAGAGCAATGAGAAACAATGGGTATTTTGATAAAGATACCAAAAAAGCAAGTGAACGTGCTTATGCAATATCACAAAACTATTCTGCATTAGGAAATAACGACGGACCATTTAATGTCTTATATGGTGATTTATCTCCATTAGATTATGTAGATGGTCTTCCTATTTATGGTGTCGAAATGCAAGCACAAGATGCAAGTTATGCTATTGGATGTGGCGGAGCAATAGAAAAAATAGAGTATGAAGGAAAAGAATACTACATGGCATGCTCAAGGAAAGCAAAGAAAGTTGAAATGCAAAAACAACTATTTGCAACACAAGAAGAAAAAAGGATGATTTACACTCCTTTAATGATACCTAATATTCTCATACCAAGGCTAGATGAAGTCTCTGGCGAGAAGTATTACGTGAAATTTTTACCTGAAACTATAGCAAAAATCCAGAGAAAGTTCATGATCGAGCAACGTTTAAGAGAAACAAATCTTGAACACTCTGATTTGAAGTTTAAGGACATTGTTATGGTTGAATCATGGATAGTTCAAGGAGACAAAGACAAGGCTTATGAACTAGGATTTACCAAAGACCAAATTCCGTTTGGTAGTTGGATGGCAGGTTATACGGTATTAGAAACAGACGAAGGAAACAAAATCTGGAATGAATACATAAAGCCTGGTAAAGTAAAAGGTGCATCAGTAGAAGGGAACTTTATTTTAAACTTCTCAACTTACAATAATGATGAATATTTACTTAAAAAGATAATAAACATTTTAAAACAAATATCTTAAATGAATGCAAGTGAAGCAATCACCAAAATAGCTGACCTGCTAGGTATGAAGTTTAAAAGAGAATCATTCATGGTCACCAAGCTAGTAGATGGAACCACTGAAATCACAAACAACAAAGAAGATTTGTTTAATGTAGGAGACGAGTTATTCATCGTTGAAGATTCTATTTTAAAGCCAGCCCCTGCTGGAGTTCATACAACAAGAGAAGGAGTTGTTTTAACCGTAGGTGAAGACTCTGTCATATCTAAAATCGAAAAGGTTGAAGATGAAGAGCAAGAGCGCGTTGAAGACGCTGAAACCGAAGTTGAAATAGACTCTGAGACTTTTGCAACAGCAAAGCTAACAGACGGAACTGAAATCATGACTGAAGAGTCAGGAGATTTTGAAGTTGGTCAAAAACTTTACGCAAAAACCCAAGAGGGTGAAGTCGTATCTGCTCCTGAAGGAGAACACACAACTGAAAGTGGAATAGTCCTAACCGTAAATGGTGAAGGAACCATCACAGGAGTAAAATACCCTGATGAAGCTGGAGAAGGTAGTTTGGAAAGTGATATGAAGAAAATGAGAGAATCAATGAGCAAATTGTTGATCACCGTTTCTGACTTGAACAAAGAACTACAAACCATAAAAAAAGATTACTCTGAGTTTAAGAAGCAACCAGCTTTCAAACAACCAGTAGCAAAAAAGACATTCGCAAAAGAGAACTTGCTTGATGCCAAGTTAGAGTTCTTAAAGGCAACCGTAATCAACAAATAAAACAACACCTAAAACAATGAACAAAAAATCATCTTTGGTTCCATCTTCTAAGAAGAAGTTGGACTTCAACTATGACTTATCAGCTCTACCCGAATACAATAGTTATGGTTCGGAAATGTTGATTAAGTCTTTCCTTGGTTTGACACTTCCACGCTATAGCACAATTCGCCCGAATTTGAAAGGTACAACCGAGAAGGTAGGCTTCGTAACGAACGATGTAATCCTACAAGATCTGTCATGTGGATTCGACCCAACAGGAACAACAACTCAAAACCTAGTCACCATTGACCTCTGTAATAAGAAAGTGAACATGGAGCTCTGCGCGTACGATTTGTACAATACTTACTTGAGTCAGTACTTATCAAACGATAACTTCCAAGAGGCAGTTCCTTTCGAAGAGGTCATCTTGCAAGACATCACCAACCGTGTGAACGATGAAATCGAGAAGCAGCTTTGGAGAAATACCACTGCAACTGGAGCTACTCCATACAACTCACAATGTTTCAACGGCGTGATTTCTTTAATCACAACCGGGAACGGAGCGTCATCAATTTCGTATACTGCAGCTACTCCATCGAATGGTCTAGATGTGTTCACTCAAGTGTACCAAGCAATCCCAGAAAACGTATTACATCGTAATGACCTTGTAATCTATGCGTCCTATGCTGATTATAGAGCACTTGTTGCTAGCATGAGAAACTCAAGCTACATCAACCTCTTTAGCTTTGATGATGCATCAGCAGCAGCAGGCGAAGTATGGTCAGTTATGCTTCCAGGAACTAACGTTCGTGTAATCCCAACCCAAGGTTTGACAGGTCAAAACAAATACTACGGTGGTCCTAGTGAATACATCATGGTAGGTACCAATATGGACTTAATGACAACTAAGGCACTCTACGATCCATTCCAAGATGTGATCAAGATAAACATGCACACAACCTATGGCGTAGGAGTTTTTGATCCAGGAGCATTCGTAGTAGCACTTTAATAAACTTAAAAAAAAACAATATTTATTATGAGTTGCTATATTTCCTCAGGATACACCCTCGATTGCAGAACCGCATCGACTGGTGGTATTAAAGAACTTTACATTTTAGGTGATGCTGGAAACAATATCACAGGATGGACTGAAAACGGTGATGCACAAATCACTTCGATTTCAGGAAGCGGGACTTGGTACAAGTTCGAACTTGTTAAGCAGTCTTCTTCTTTTACAGAAGGTATAACCGTAAACACAACATCCCAGAATGTTGTCTTCGAACCAACTTTGGTCATAAATCTCCCTCGTCTTGACAAAGACCTAAGAAACATTTTCCAAAATCTAGTTGCACAAAACAATGTCTTCGCGATAGTGCTTGACAACAACAATAGATGGTGGAGTTTCGCCTTCGAGAACGGCGGGCTTGTCACTGAAGGCGCAATACAAACAGGTCAGGCTTATGCTGACTTGAACGGTATGTCAGCATTGACAATCGTTGGAGGTGAACCTAATGCAACACAAGAAATTCTTGTGACTACGACACTTGCAGCAGTAATGGTTGGAATGAACGTTCAATCCTAAAATAACCCAATAGGTGAGGGGTGTAAAAACCCCTCACTTTTATTATTTTTTTTTAAATGAGAAAAGGACAATACAGACCAGTTTTTGGAAATCGTATCCAAGTAAAAAAAGAAAGTATGAAAAATCTTTTGGCTCCATTGGGTCAAAAAGAAGAGCATACTGCAAATACTTGGATCCCTATTATTGTAAACGTACAAAAAGATGGTGCTAGTCCAACTCCAGCCACACCTACACCAACCCCGACAAATAGTCCAACACCAACGTCAACTCCAGCACCAGTCAATTGCACATGGTCTGCAACAACAGCACAATGGAACTACAATACAAATGAATGGGATGAATGTTTACCTGTTCCACAAATCACTCCAACGCAGACTCCAACTATTAGTTTAACTCCGTCTATTTCTGCAACACCACAGATAACTCCAACACAAACTTTAACTCCTAGTCCATCTCAACCTGGAACTGGTGGTTATATTGATTATTTTGACGCAGCATTCTATGATGGAGATGGTTATTGGGACTCATTGACAACAAATAAATCATTTAAGTTAATCAATTCACCTACTTATATTACGGATTTCTCTGGTATGATTAGTTTTGATGGGGTTAATGATTATGCTCTTTCGGATGCTCAAATAATCCCTAATACTTCAGCCTGGTCAATCGAGTTTTGGTATAGATTCAATAGTGCCTCGTGTGCTTATTCTGGAAATAGAATGTTTACTGATGGAAGAGTTGGTTCATCAAATACCAATAACTTCTCAGACGATAGAGAATGTGATGGAGATGCAAGGTGGCAATTTGATGGTATTCCAGATGCACCAGGCATTGACTATGGTGTTGCTGTTCCAGCTCAAGTTGTTTATACTTACTCTGGTGGCACCGTTGAAGTATTTTTAAACGGAGTAAATCAATATTCCAATAGTGGCTATGCGTATACTTGGGATGTAAACAGGTTGAATATGCTCACCACCATTGATGTGAATAAAGCTGCTGTGGATTTCTCTATTATCAAGACTTATGGATTTAAACTCACTTCAACTGAAGTTTTAAATAACTTTAATCAACTAAAAGCAAGATTTGGATTATGAAATATGTAATATTTTTATACGACGAAGTTGGTAAAATAAACTTCAACGAAGTATTAGATGATGCTCCTGATACATTGAGAATAAGCCTAGAAGGTAAATCTATAATCAAGTATGTAGGAGAAATGCCAGAGAGTGTTAAATCTTTAAAATGGAAAAGTCCAGAATATTCCAAGCAAGAGATACTTAATATTATCTATACTGAATCCGAATGGATAGTTCCATTGGAAAACATAAACGAACAAACAACATTAAACTAAGACAACATGTCTAATTTATCAAACCTTCAAATCAATCAATCTTTCCAGGGGTTATTGAAACTTGCTGATAGCACTACAGGTATTACTCAATCTCTACAATCAGTTCAAGATGGGTTGGGTAATGATACTGGACTTAAACTTGCTCAAGATTTTTTCACTGCTCCGTCTTTAATATCTTTTAAACCATTGGGTAAAGCGACTGGTGGTCCTGGTATTACAACTGGTGCTGGAACTGCAAATCCTACAAGTTCTCAAGATAAAATTTTTGCAACTTATTTTCTAGATGAGGGTATTAACTCTTATTCTGGAATAACATTTCGTGTTGGCACGGTGACCAGCACTGCAGATGAAATAAACTTTGCTTTTTATTCTGTTGCTCAAACAACTCAATATGGATTGGCTCCTGAAGATTTAATCATGAGTGGTTTTTCATTAAATGCTGCAGATTTGGCGGCAACAGGATTGATAACAATAGCATTGCCTTCAACGTTGAAGTTCCCATATCCTGGTCCATTTGCATTACTTTGGTATGTCTCAAATCCTGGAAACGTGACTCCAACAGCAAGATTAACAGGGCCTGCTGAAACAGCATCTCAAGTTGGTTTGATGGCACAAATGTACGGTTATATTGCGTCTGTTGATGGAACAGGTGCACAGAACCCTTATTATGGTGCTAATGCTGAAAGTTCATCAGTATATTATTCTACCACCACATCTCCATTTTTGGTTTCTTATACCCCAGCAACGATTGCAGCAACTGCAAACTCAACAATATATTCTTCAGCAGGGTTTATCTTAAGAAAATAAGTTTTAAGTGATGGGTAAAGTTTTTTTAAGAAAGCAGTTCTCCAACTATTTGGGGGAAAATCGTGCGATATTGGACACGGTGGTTTCCTACATATCGGGGGGAACTATACCCACTCCTACACCATCGTTTACACCAACGATGACTCCGACTACAACACCGATTCCAAGTCCGACTCCAAGTCCTACTGCGTTAGTTCTTGAACCTGAATATCAAGCAGTTCTTACTCAAGCACAAGTATTGGGTTATGATTCTCCAGGATATACACAAAGAAACAAACAAAATCAGTTGGTTAGAGACTTAAAAACCGCTGGTCTTTGGACAAAGATTTCTCAACTCTATATGTTTAGAGTGGATACAAGTGATGGGACATCTCCAGGATTCACTTTCATAAATTGGATAACTCCAACGATATCAGCGTCTCTACAAAGAACTAATACAACATTTGCATTACCTTCTTTTACAAATAATGTGGGTTGGACTTTCAATCAAAATAATAGTATCCAACTCGGTCAGAATATAGGTCTTGGACCGAGTCCTATAACTTTGACCACCTCTACAGGAAATACCGAGGGTGTATATTATCAGGCGTTCATAGGAAACTCCTCAAGTGGAAACAACTATATTTGGAGCACAAATAATAACGAATGGAATAGAGCACTCTATAACAACACAACACTTCATAGTATATGGAGGGAAAAACAACTAACAGCATCTTATGACTTCACAGGTCTTGGTTTCAAGTGTCAAACAACAGATGGTCTAATCAACACAGATGTAAATCGTGTATTTAGAAATGGTGGTGTTTCAACCACAAGAAGTGTAGCGAGTGCGGACACTGGTATTGGTGGTGGTAGTATGTTTGTGAATGGTGTTTCAACAGGAAGACATAGTTGGACTTGTGGTATGTGGTTCAACGGAGCAAATCTATCAAGTTCTGTAGACGTTCCAGCATTAGAAACTATCATAAACTCTTATATGACAAGTTAAATGATTTATTTAAATCAAAATCAGCTTAACCAGGCCGCTGCAGTCTGTTCAAGAAATGCTACAATATCCAATCCAGTATTTTTATGGAATATGACGCATAAACTTAGTTTAAGAGTTTATAACTTCATTCCTTATCGTATATTGCCAATAACAACATACAAACCGGGGTATGATTTGTTTTGTATTACAATAAATGATTCGTTGCCAGAAGTCCTGTCAGGCGCGAGCTCATGTAGTCAAACAAACGTTCATCTTATTCCTGGTGAATATTTTTTAAACGTTTACGAGCAGACTTCAACATCAAATCTAACCCCACCCAACGATGATAACCAGATTGTTTATCAAACTTTGGTGAATGTTGTTGGAGTAAATCAAAATGTCCCAATAACCTATCAGGCTCCAGCAGATGAGTCAGTATTTATAATATACAATCCAAACAATGACTAAAATAAAAACATTTGAGTTCGCTTTAGAAAACACAGGAAGGTTTAATGAGAAAATCATTAGAAACCAACCTTTCGTTTCTTGGGGTGTTGATAACATGGAAATAGAACGCTGGTATGACTATGCAGATTTCTCTCCTATTCACTCGGCTTGTATTAGAAGTAAAGTAGATAATGCCAGTGGCAAAGGATTCATTAGAGATTATAAAATCAATACCAAGGAGACTTTAAACGATGTGGTTCAGCAAATCTTTTGGGAGTTTGTTGTAGGAGGAAATGTATTTCTAGAAATCGTTTGGAAAACAGATAGAAGAGAAGGTATCTCAGGGTTTCATGTAATCCCAAGCAAGTTTATGCGTGCCGGTGCTCCTAAAACTGACGAGTTATACTCTGACACTTGGTATTATTCACACGACTGGGCAAACTGGAAACGTTCTGGTATTGTTGAGTTCAAAGAGTTTGACCCTGAAAACTATACAGACAGACAAATAATCCATATTAAAGCATATCAACCTGGTTATTTGTTTTATGGAGTTCCTGCATACTTATCAAGCATGCTAGATATTAGATTATCTAGAGCAATAAGTGAGTTTAACCTTAGCAATATTTCCAACGGAGCAAGCCCATCACTCTGGGTTCACTTTCCTCAAGAAGCACCAGATAGCCAGAACGATCAAGAAGAAATCCTTGAAAGATTAGAAGGAAGATACCGTGGGTCAGCAAATGCTGGTCGTATTGTTGTTTCTTATGGTGGAGAATCAGGAAGACCAGAAATAACACAAATAACACCAACGATGCAGACTGGTGGTTATGCTGAGATCTTTGCATTAGTTCGCGAGAATATTCTTGCTGGTCATAAAATCGTGGATGGTTCAATCATAGGTCTACCTAGTCCAACAGGGTTTAATAGTTCAGCAGATCAGCTAGAAACTACCTACAAACTTTTCATGAACACCAGTGTAAAGCCGATGCAAGAGTTCATCATAAAGGAACTCGAGCCCATCGTTCAACTCATGTATCCCAATGAACCTGTTGAGTTATCAATCCAGCAAAACCAATCTATACTATGATTTATAATGTGTTAATGATTTCAGAGCAAAGACTGAAAGACTATACTCCAATCAATGAAAATGTTGACACTTCTGAGTTAAGATTTTCTATTCAAATGGCACAAAATATTTTTGTTCAAGAGTCATTGGGAACAAACTTATTTAACCACATGCTAACTCTTATTTCTGGTGGAACAATGAACCAACCAGCAAATGAGAACTACAAACTTTTGTTAGACGATTTTATTGCTCCAATGTTAACTCAATATGCTTTTTATTTGGCATTAGATAACTTTTTTGTAAAGTTTGTAAATGTTGGGCTTCAGAGTTTTAGATCAGAGCAGTCAAATCCTATTGGGCTTAAAGAGTTCCAATACATGAAAAACAATGCCAAAAATCAGGCAGAGTTTCTAGATAATCTTTTAAGAAGGCACCTGGTCTTTAGAAATAACCTCTACCCAGAGTATACATTAACGACTAATAATGGTCAATTAATCCCAGAATTTGCTGGAGCATTTAAATCTCCACTCACATTACCTGCAAATACAAGAATAGGGTCCAGATACGGAGTGTTTGGAAACTCAGTATATGGATGTCCCTATCCTTGGTGGTATGGAGGTCCTAGATCAGGAGAGTAATAGTTCTTCTTTTGCTTTTTTCTTGTCAAGGTATTCTTGCAGTTTATTGAAAATCTGCATGTCTCCTTCTTCAAGAAAACTTAATATCCCAATGACCAAACTTTTTAGTTCAATCGGGGTATATTCAATATTATTATTTGCAAAGAAATCTTGTGCTGCACTCAACGCAACACCACGACGAATAATAGGAGATTCGTATTCTTTAAATAACTGAGTTCTATCAAACCCTAGTTGCTTATTTTGGTATTCTTTTGGATTCATTTTCTGCCTGTTTTTGATTGTTAAACTGATGTTGTTTTTGCAACTTTTGTTGCACACTTTGCATGTAATCTTCATCGAAGATTTCAAGCCATTCTAGTTGTTTTTTTGTTTGTCCCATATAGTAAATATAGTAAAAACAAGCTATAAAGTAAAATCCTATTAAGATAAAGTTTTAACTTTTTTATCTTTTTCTAATCTTAGTTTTGCAAGATAGTCTTGAAATGACATATCAGTAATGTCAACTTTTTGAATCCATTTTTGACTGAACTCAGTTAGCAACATGTCAATATAATATATTTGACTAATGCTGTCCATTGCCTTAATTCTTGACAAACAATATTGGTAATCTTGATTTATTGTATTCATGAAAAATGTTTCTTTAAAAACTGATTATGTATACTAAATTTTGAATCTGGATTATATCCAATATTTTTTAACATTTCATGTGCAAGCTGTAGATCTTTTGGATTTTCAGGTCTAGTTTTTTTTTCAGTCTGTTCTTTTCTAAGGCATATTTTACAGACATAAGTGTATCCATGTTCTCTATTTGTTGGAGAAAAATGTTTTACATCTAAGTATTCATTACAATGACTACAAAAAGAAAAGTATTCACCATCTCGGTAAATTAATCTATTCGTTCTAGGTTTCATTTTTTTGAAAAAGTATCTTTTGCACTTTTCAAATGTCCTATAGCATCATTAAGTGTTGGTAGTGTTTTGGCATTTGGAAACAAACTTTTAAATGCGTTGTATATTTGCATTTTATCAAAGTCGTCTAGTTGATCAATATTTTTAATACCCAATGTATTATCATAAGTTTCTGCTGCTAATCTCAAGTGGTCAACAGATTTCAAGTTATTCAAAACTTGTGGTTTTTTGCAGTTGCATCCCATAGGTATATTTTATAAAAATAGATACATAAGGAAATAAAAAGGGTAGACCATTTCTGGCCTACCCATATCTTGCACTAGTTGGAGCAGACTAGGATTGCAAGACTTTCTTGGCTACCTCAATGGTCTTAGGCATCGTGATGCGCTTGTTGAGGTATTTTACCACCGTGTCAGTGTTTCCACTTGCCACAAATGCTGGCTTGATTTTGGTTGTCGTAGTTGACAACTCAGCCTTGTAAATCCCATTCTCCATAGCAATACGGAGTTCAAGGGGTTTGTTGTACTGACTGAAGTGGACGTTCAGTTCAGAGCCTTCTGCAAGTTGGTTCAGGATTGAAGCGAAGTAGAGAGACTTAGGAGTTTTCATGGTTTTTGTTTTTGTTAAAGATTATACTGCTAATGTAGAACGGATTTTCGAAATAAAAAAATACTTTCAAAAATATTTTCAAAGATTTTCTACAAAGTTAAAATCATCATCTAGATTCTTTCCCATTTCAAGTAATGCAGTAAGATGACGAAGTTTCTCAAGGTCATCCCATGCCGCAAATCCTTGGTGTTCAATATTTCCAATAGTCATTTCAAATCTTTCTCGGATTGTATAGTTTTTCATTTTTTGTCTTGTTTGAAAAGTTCTTCAAAGATTTTCACTAGCCTTCATTTCGATTGCCATATCAACTAAAATGATTGCTTCAAGGATTTCAGACAACTCGCAATCTTCCAACCAATCTTGGTTAGCGTCAGTGCCAACTTCGGCATGCAGTCGAAGCATTATTTCGTGTGATTTCATTTTTTGTTTTTGTTAAAGATTATACTGCTAATATACTAAATAAAATAATACGATTTACAACTCGCCTTTATTTTTTCTAATCTTTTTTTCAAGTTCTTGATTTAACTCTTGTTGCTTTGGACTTGCTTGCAACTCAGGATGTTCAGCTTGAAGTTTTCTTGCACACCTGCGGATTGTCTCAGCATTGAGTAGATCTCCTAGTGCCATAGCTTCAATGAAACCATCTAAATTAGTTATTCCAAGGATTTCTGCTTGATCTTGCCAGATAAAACT